GTGATAGCAGCCATTGCTGCAGCCATCGCGATCGGCGTGGCATTATACGAGAACTGGGATAAGATTTGCGAATGGGCAAACACTTTGAAAGAGAAGGTCGTCGAAGCCTGGAACAACCTCAAGGAGAAAGTCACCGAAGCAGTCAACAACGTCAAGAAGAAGGTCACAGAAGCCTGGGACAACATGAAGAGCAAGGTCTCCGATGCGGCCGAGAACATCAAGAGCACGGTCTCCCAGAAATGGACGGACGTGAAGGACAAGGTAACCTCGGTCATGGACACGGTGAAGTCTAACGTCTCTTCCAAGCTGAGCTCCATCAAGGCGAAATATGATGAAGCCGGCGGTGGTATCAAGGGCATCGTCTCCGGAGCAATGGAAGGCGTGAGGCAGGTGTGGGCGACCAAGCTCGCACTGATCGACTCCATTACCGGAGGGAAGCTGTCCGACATCAAGAGTAAATTCACCGAGAAGCTGAACTCTGCGAAGGATAAGGTAAAGGAAATCATCGAGAAGATAAAGGGATTCTTTAACTTCTCCTGGTCTCTTCCGAAGCTGAAGCTCCCGCACGTCTCTATTTCGGGATCCTTCTCACTGGTTCCACCGAGTGTTCCGCACTTCTCCATTGATTGGTATAAGAAAGCCTATAACAATCCGGTAATGTTCACAAAGCCGACCGTTCTGCCGACTATGTCGGGCATGAAGGGCTTTGGAGACGGGAACGGAGCTGAGGTCGTCATGGGGCTCAATAAACTCCGGGAGATTGCCGGAGGCGTAACCAACAATATTACGATCAACGCTCCTGCAGGCATGAACGTGAACGCTCTGGCAGACAAAGTTGCGGAGCGCATCCAGTTCAAGACCAAGCAGAGCATGGCGGTGTACGCATGAGAAATTACTTCACTTTTGGCGGCGTGAGGTCGTCAGACTTCGGGGTGTTCATCTCCGGAGGGAAAACATTCGGAGCGGCTTCGAGGGATTTCGAGACAGTCTCCATAAAAGGCAGGGACGGCGTTCTTACCATGGACAATGGGCGCTTCAACGAAGTCGAGCAGACGTATGAAGCTTTTATCCTCCAGAACTTCGACAGCAACGTCTCAGGCTTCCGCAATGCGCTCATGTCCCTGCGCGGCCTGCAGAGGCTGGAAGACAGTTATCATCCGAACGAGTTCTACCGCGCATATTATGAGGCAGGGCTTGAGCCGGACGTTGTTTCCAACCTCAGACACGGCTCTTTTGAAATCACATTCACAAGGGACCCGCGGCGGTTCCTTATTTCCGGAGAGGCAGAGAAAAACTTCTTTGCTGACGGAACGATTGAAAACCCGACGCTGTTTCCGGCAAAACCGCTGCTCCGAATCTACGGAACCGGCAATGTTGGAATCGGCTCCGGTACGATCACAATCACATACGCAGACGAGTATACGGACATCGATTGCGAGATGCAGGAAGCGTACAAGGGCACGGTCTCCTGCAATGAGCGTGTTCAGCTGTCCGGGCATAACTTCCCGACGCTTGAACCCGGCAGAAACGGGGTGGAACTTGACGGCAGCATCACGAAGGTAGTCATTACACCGAGGTGGTTCATCTTATGATCCCGATTTTATTCGAAGAGCATACAACAGAATTTACTTCGAACGGTATTGGAAGACTGTCGGACGTGGTCTCCTACAAGGTCGAGGAAGAGCGCAACGGGATCTTTGAACTTGAGATGGAGTATCCGATTGACGGCATCCACTACGAGGACATTAAGGAACGCCGGCTGATCTATGCGCGGCACTCCGATGCGGTCGACCTGCAGCCCTTCCGAATCTATCAGATCACGAAGCCGTTTGACGGCATCGTAACGATCAACGCACGACATATTTCCTATGACCTGAACAAAATAGTAGTCGCTCCCTTCACGGCAGGATCCGCGGCAGAAGTAATGCAGCGGTTTCCGCAATACGCGATCAACGATTGCCCGTTCACATTCTGGACGGACAAGAGCGTTACTGCGGACTTCTCCGTCAGAGTTCCGTCATCCATCAGGAGCCTGTTGGGCGGGGTCGAGGGTTCTGTCCTGGACACTTTTGGAACGGGTGAGTATGAGTTCGACCACTTCCTTGTCCGGTTCTATCTCCACAGGGGGCAGGATAACGGGGTAACGATTCGCTACGGAAAGAACCTCACGGACATCGAAGAGACTTCCGAAGAGAATTATGTAACTGCAGTTGCTCCGTACTGGACGGACAACGAGGGCACTACGGTGGTGCTTCCGGAAGGTGCTGTTTCGATTGCCCACGAGCCGTACACGAACGAAAACAACATTGTGTATGACGACGGAACGAACCAGTACATCGGAACAGTTGCCGGAACCTATGTTGTTCCGCTCGACCTCTCTGATCAGTGGGAAGAGGAGCCGACAGTGGCTCAGCTGCGGCAGGCTGCAGTAACGTGGCTGACAAAGAACAAGCAGACGGAGCCGGAGAAGAATATAACTGTTTCGTTTGTTCAGCTGTGGCAGACGAACGAATATAAGGAGCTGGCACCGCTCCAGAGAGTCAACCTCTGCGACACGGTTACGGTCGAATATCCAAAGCTTGGAATCTCAGCTAAGACTAAGGTCATCCGGACGGTCTACGATGGACTTCTGGAACGCTACGAGGAAATCGAACTCGGTGAGCCGAAAGCATCCCTTGCGGACACGCTGACGGAGAAAGCAGAGGCAACGATCCGAGAAGCGGTTAAGACATTCCCGTCCATCTCCCAGATGGATGCGGCGATCAATTCCGCAACTAAGCTAATTACAGGCGGCCTCGGCGGGCATGTCGTTATTGGCACCAATGCGAACGGACAGCCGAATGAGATCCTGATCATGGACACAGACGACACTGCCACAGCGGTCAATGTCATCCGAATGAACGAATCCGGCATAGGATTCTCCACTACCGGCTACAACGGCCCGTTCCGGTCAGCATGGACAATCAACGGGGCTTTTGTTGCTGACTTCATCACAGCAGGAACGCTCGATGCGAACCTGCTAAAAGCCGGTATCATCATGGACAAGGCCGGCAAGAACTACTGGAACCTTGAGACCGGTGCGATTTCGATCGATGCGTCCTCTACTCCGAGCGCAGGCGTTACGCAAGCAGACCTTGAGAAGGCAATGCTGCAGGCAGCGGCAACCGCAAAGGGATACGCAGACGATGCGGAAGCCAATGCGGTCGAGACGGTCGAGGCGAAGGGCTATGTCACAGACGCGCAGCTGCAGGTAGTCGAAGGCGAGATTATGACGAACGTCTCTGGAATCTACGTCCAGAAGACTAACGCGGTCGCCTCTCAGACCGTGGAATACTATTCCTCAACATCTCCGACGCAGATTATCGGCGGCACATGGCAGAGCACTCCTCCGGCGTGGCAGAATGGCAGATACATCTGGCAGAGAACCACAACAACAAAGGCGGATGGAACAAGCGACGTCAAAACGGTCTGTATTGCCGGAGCGACCGGGGCCACGGGAGCGGCAGGACCTGCGGGTCCGCAAGGCCCACAGGGTGCAACTGGTGCAACCGGCGCAACAGGTCCGCAAGGTCTGACCGGAGCAACCGGAGCACAAGGCCCGAAGGGCGATACCGGCCCACAGGGTGAGACCGGTCCGCAAGGAGCCACAGGCCCACAGGGGCCACAGGGCGAAGCTGGTCCACAAGGTCCGGCAGGGGAGAACGGAACATCCGCTCTTTTCCCATACGTGGCTGCTTCGCGAGGCACGGACGTTTCCAAAGAAGAGACTCCGCTTGTAAACCTCAAGGCAATCATAGCGGACGGAACTGGCGCGGACGTGGATCCAGACGGCTCCAAGTACGTTTACAACTGGTGGTACGCGAAGGACGGCGGAACGCCTGAATACATTCGGTCCGGCAAATCGCTCGACATCACGATCAACTCCGACCTGTGTGAAAACTTCGCCGGAATATGGTTCGAGACCGGAAGCGAGACGAACCCGAACTACACCAACAGCGCAAGCGTGATTTACACGGACAGCAACGGAGTTGCTTACAAGGTGGCTTAAATGAGATCACAGACGCTTAATATTTCACGATACACAAACGGTACACTCGCGCGGATCCAGACAGCGGCGACGAGTTTTGTCTCGCACGATTACGATCCGGCAACGGGCACCGGCACATTCACGCCACCGTCAACAAGGCTTGCTCCGTCATTCTCTGGCGGGTTGAGCCTTGGAGCGTGGCAGTATTTAGATGGAGGGCAGTGGAAGCCAGTAGTGGACGGGGAGCACGGATTCGTGTTCTCCGGTACTCACCTTGTGGTCTATGCAACGTCTGACCTCTTTGGAAACGCTGACGGGACGCTCACGATCAGGCTCCTGGCATCGAATCCGGACTACTGGGACTCCGTAACGCTCACAAGGGAAGTTTCTCCTCTGGAACTGTACCGGAAGAACAATACGCAGATTAATCAGACGAACGACAAGATCGCACTGATCGCGTCCTCTGAAGAGCTGGCGAAGTATTCAACAGTTTCTACCATGTCGAGCAATTTGTCCTCACTGGAACAGACATCGCAGCAGTTCCGGCAGACGGTCGAAGGAACGTACGCGACAAAGGCTGTCGCAAAGGGGTATGCGGATACCGCACAGTCCAACGCAGCGGCTGACGCCACGGCAAAAGCGAATGCCGCGCAGGCGGCTGCGCAGGAGTACACAACAACGCAGCTGACGAGGTACTCGACAATTACGCAGACGGACGACAAGATAACGACGGCAGTGGCAACCAAGACGGACGCCGCGCAGGTCGAGTCCATAATTGAGCAGAAGGCTGATTCGATCAGACTAAAAGCAGACGCAATCTCTTGGGAGTCGACCAACTCTTCCATGACGGAAGACGGCACACTGACATGCCACAACGCGAACCTTGACGGGCTTCTGACAGTTACAGGAGACACATCGGAGAGCACGGTCGGCAAAAGCAACGTCATCACGTTCTATTACACCGGCGGCTTCTCAACCCGGACGCTGGAGAACTTCCACTACAACATTAAAGACTCCGAAGGGAAGATTACGGATTCGAAGTCGCTCACGAAGTTCGCGAACGTGTTCCAGGAGACAGCGGCAACGATCAAGAAAAAGCTTTACCGGATTCTGAGCATTGCGAACAATAATGATGACCTGTCAGAAAATATTGACATGTCCAATATGAGCAATGCCATTGAAGAATTCTCCATCGACAGCAATGAAGATCCGGCGTACATGATTAGCGTTTACAAGGGAACGCAGAACACAAGGGAGATTGCCGTCGGCTCAAAGGGGATTAGCCTCGGACGTCCGGCATACGGGAATATTGATAGCACTTTTAGCGAATTAACGGGCGACAGCCAGATTGCGGTCGGGCTTGACCGTCTGAAAATCTTTGCCGGCGACACGAGCATAATGATGCGGGAGGGGTCGAAAATCAAGGCTGAGCGCGGAAACATCAGCCAGAAGTCCGGCAATGAAAACAACGTGCTGAACGTCTACGACAACAGCACGACAAGCAAAGCAGCGACCACCGGAAGGATAAAGATTGACACTGTAGGGGCAAGCATTGATTTGTCCGGAACGAGTTCCTCGGATTACAAGCTTAAGAACAGCTCCGGCACGCTGTACTTTGACGGAAACAAGATACAATATGCTTCCTCATCGTCACGCCGATACAAGCATGATATTAAGCTGGTCGAGGATTCGGAAATGGATCCACACCGACTTTACGACCTGCGGGCAGTGCAGTTCGTGTTTAACGATGACATTCCGCTCCAGTATACGGACATGAAGGGCAAGCCGCTTGTCGGGTTCATAGCGGAAGACGTCGAAACGGTCTATCCGAACGCTGTCATCCATAACGATGACGGCGAGGTGGAGAACTGGGACGAGCGCAGGATTATTCCGCCAATGCTCTCCCTCATTCAGGAACAGAAGCGCGAGATTGAAGGACTCCGCGCCGAAATAAAAGAACTCAAAACAACAATGGAGGAGTTAA